CGTGGCAAAGGCTTCGTCACTCTTTGCACCGTATTCTTCTGTCGCTTTATTCAGTTCCAATTGTGCATCGGCTATATCTTGCACAGCACTTGCGTGATCTTCCGCGTATGCTTTTTGTCTGTCGCCTAAGTCCTCTGTAAGAGATAGGATGTCACGGTTGCGGTCTGATATTGCCTCCAACGCGTCTGCTGTTCTTTTAGCCGCCGCTTCCGCGGCTTCAAGCGCAGCCTCTTCATTGCCCAATGCCCCAGACACCTCATTTGTGGCCCCGGTAAGAAGCATGGCCGCCGTTGCCTGTTCACGTTTTGCGGCAATGTCATCCAAAGAGAATTGATGTGTTAATGTGTACCAATAACCATTTTCTTGCAGTGACGTAGTAATGTCGTTGTAATGGTTCACAACATCGGTAAGGACGGGCAAAAGTTCAACCGCAAAAGATGTCTTTAGACCCGTAACCGCATCATTCCAGCTATCTGTCGCAATCTCGGCTTTGCGCGCATCGTCTACCATCTTTTGAGTTAAGACAAGATTTTTGGCAATTGCGCCGTTTTGTTTGAGTAAAGCCGCCGAGCCTTTGTTTAATACTTCCACCCACTTGACACCGCCGCGCCCTAGATTTTCCTGTATGAACTTCATCTTTTCGGCTGGGTCTTTTATGGCTAGGTAAGCATCCGATAACTTAGCCAGCGTTTCGATGGTAGGAACCATCCCATTTTCTTTTAGTGCCTTTGACGCAAGCGTAGCTTCCGCCGCTGTTATTTTGTAATCATCCAACACCTGTATAAATCGGCTTGCGCTTTCTGTGCTTGTATCCCCAATGGTAGCAAGTTCACGCACAGCATTAGCATAGGCGATATGTTCTTTTACAACATCGTTTATCGCAACACCAATGGCAGTTATTGCACTCGTGATGGCAGCGGACGTGAATAGACTGGACAGTGAACTACTAAAGCCCGTTAGCTTCCCCTTAGCCTTAGCAAGTCCCTGTTCAAGTCCTGTTGTATTTGCACCTATGTTCGCTATGAGCGACGCGATTACAGTGGCTATAATACACCTCTATAGTTTTGCCTTAGCATCCTGAATCTGATAATACTCGTGGATGTCCGACATATTCATGCCGTCTATGTATTCCAATGTCCAGCCGAAATGCTCGGCTATTTGCCAGCGTAACACCTCAGCAGGAGCGGGCGCTTCTCCTCTCGACTTATAGAATAAGTATGCCCGCTCCGCTAAGCGTTTGGGTCGGATGAAATTGGACTCACCACGCGCTTTACAAAAGCGTCTGCAATGGCGCGATATTCACGCTCGCCCAGCGCGTCCAGTTCTTCAATGGATAGGTCAGAGCAACGTGAGATAATCGCATCCTCTTTTTCTGCGCCTTTTGTTGGGCGGATTAAGCCCTTCCATTGACCATGCGTTAATTTTGTCAAGTCAAAAGTAATTTCCTTGCCGCTTGACAATGTAAAGTCTGACATGATTATCCTTTCTGCTAGTTTACGCCGTCTATGAAAGTACCAAGAACGCTGGAGCCGGTGAAGCCGATTGAAAGCGTCGCGACGTTGGCGTAGGGCTGTTCTGACACCGGCCCGTCACAATAAGCGGGGAAGGTGATCTTGCGCTTGTTGGTCGCCGTGCCTTCAGGCTGACATACAAGCGTTCCTGCCTGCCCGGTCTGTATTTGCGCCATCAATGCTGTGCCTGCAGTCTGTTGCACAAGTTCGACCTTTGCGGTCGCATCCTTCAGCGTAGTCAAGCGTCCCACGTGCGTATCCGAACCCGCAGACACATCTTCATAGGCAATAGACGGAGTCCATGTAAAGGTGCGGTAATCAGCCGCTATTGCTGTCGTGCCTGTACTGGTTGTCCACGTCAGTACCATCGTTGGGCCTGAAATTAATTCACTCATTTTTTATTCTCCTATTAAGTAGAGTCGAGCATACAGCGGTATAAGCCGCCATTCATAAAAACCTGTCCACCTGTGGGCGGGTTTTCGACTATCTCTAAATCCTGTTCCCTTGCCAGCCAGATGTTAGTCCATCCACTAACCCCGGTAAAAGGGATAAGATGTAAAGCCGTATCAATTTGCGCGTCTATGCTTCCCGCTCTTGCGTTTGTGGTTGCATAAGCACGCACGAATACCACTAGATTTTTCAGGCGGTTGGCTGTGTCGTTTGTGTCTCCGCCGCCTTGAATTGAAAATGTTATGTATGGTAGCGTCGCCCCTTCCGGCGCTTGCAGGGCATATATCGGCGTTCCGGTTGCCAGTAATGCTGTCACTGCTGTGGCACTACCTAAGCGATTGTATATTGACTGATTTAGTGCTTTCATTTGAACAACTCCGCAAAGGCGGTAAGAAATCTCTCGCGCCATTTCTCAATAGCAGGCCGCATAAAGGGTTGCGCCGCCATTTTACTTGTACCAAACTCCTGATATACACCATACTCGACTCCATCACTAACGGTAAAAGTTAAATCGTCAGTCATCCTACTCTCAGATGTAATGGAACCACGCAATGCACCGCCAATATAGCCACTTGTTTCCATACTAGCCACTGGCGCATTTTTAGCCGAATCGCTCATTACTAAGTTACCATAAGTCATAACGATATTATGTGCCTTCGGCTTTAATTCTCTTGTGATCCTATCCAGCACGGTAGTATCCAACACCATGCCGTGACCTGAGATTTTAGCGAATGAACCAGCCATTACATTTTCTCCAATTCAACTCTTACAACCGCCTTCCAGGACTGTCCAAGATTGACACTTTTCACAGCATAGTCAACGCTATTATGTTCAATAACGTTTGACGCGGCCACCGTTGTATCATAAGGCAGTGATAACACATATCTCGTATAGGGCTGAATAGCACCGCCCGATAACTGCTCCCGTCCTTGCACTACGTCCAAACGGCAAGCAATAGTCGTGCCAGTCGTGCCGCGTGCCTGTGTCACCCCGCCTTCCCCGTCCGGCGAATTGGTGATCGAACATACATTACACGTATCGGGCAAAAGCGTATTTATTGCGCTTCGCATTGCGGCAAGCATAGCGGTATCAATTGCCATTACATATCGCTCCTGTACCTGTCAACCGTTTGCATTCCATTATTACTGATACTTTGAAAGAAAGTAGCCATTTCCTGACAATGGGTATAAACCTGCTCGCGGCTGATATTATGGTTGTCCGTGCTAAAGTTGAATGAAGTCGGCGCGTAGTGTGCCGCCTTACGTTGCCACACATCAGCGGCAGCGCCATTGAGATCGTACGCGCGCGCAGTCAGATACATTGTCGAGCCTGCTGTGCTAGTCGCAAAGGTTACAATCCCGCGCCGGTAATCAGCAGACCATAATGACGTACCGACTTGAGTCCCGCCGCCATTCTGTAAATAGAATATGGTCGTTCCGCCGCTGGTCGCTTCAAGATAGCCACGTGGCGCAAGGTAATCGTAATAGATGGACGTTCCACCAGTACCCACAACCGGAAGAGGTGTAAGGTATTCATGGATTAAGTCTATTCTGCGTTTATCAAGAACATCCTGCAAGGCATTATCTGACCAGTGGAGAGTTGTACCAATGGTATATTCGGACGTGCCAGCCTCGCACATCCCGCGCAGTTCCTCGAGCAGGGCAGCCATGCCCGTTCTAGCCATCGCTCACCCCGTGCTTACCCTTTGCACCCTTTTCGGCTTTCTCTGGGGGGGTAGCTTTCCAGCTTTCACAGTTACCTGAGATAAGCGAGCGCAGCCATAATATCTCTTCGCGTGCCGCTATCTCACGCGGGGACGCGGACGAGCGCGGGTCTAACAACTCGGTAATCAGTTTTTCCTGTAAAGTTTGTTCAGGCATTTTGAGCCTCCAATTTTTTGAAAACAACTTGCATCAATTCGTATCTTTGGGGAGCGACAAGATTTCCATGAAAGCCAAGTACCACCGCATCAGGGACCATTGAATAATTTAGCGTTGCGTTCCAGCGATCCGAAATGGTTTGTACGAGTCTTGACTTCATCGCCATAACATTGAATACGCCTTGTTCCTTCCATTGCAGATGGCCGGGAAATTGCGCCAGCCATTCAGAGACGAAATTTCTTACAGCCTGCGAATTTTGGAGATATAGCACGCCTGTATTCCAGTGGTCAAGTTGGGGTATTCGCATCCAGCAAGCCCCGATTCCATTTGGGCATCCATCGCGCAGGTCGGTGTCCAGGTCTCTGATAATGGTGTCTGCATCCAGCCAAACAACGTATTGATAGTTTTTTTGAAGGGCATCATGTATCATCTCGACTTTGGGCCACGCACCTTGGTACGGGTCGTTGAATCGGGGGTCTCGGCAGCCAATCAGGTAATCGTAATCAAAGCCATGTTTCTCGCAATACGCTATATTGCGCTCGTGGGTGAGTTCAAGCATTGGCGCAAAATCATCTTCTGGTGACCGTCCGGCAAAGGCATGTTGCAGTAGGATGGCGTTGTTCATCTCAGCACCGCCATATTTTGATCGATGTTGTCCTGTGTTGCAGGCGTTTCTTTTAGTTTCTGCTCGATCTTTGCCAGGGCAGGTGTCCAGTATTTTTCTACGACCTTGTCAATGTCATACTCCATTGCACCTTCGCGGGCGCGCTTCTGGTAATCGGTATTGCCGCGCATCTTATAAGCCTGCTCCAGTTTGTCTGCTATCGCGCCCACGTGCGGCAGAAATTGATAGGTATTCTGTATCGTCCACATGGGAGTCGCATCCTTCCTTGCAACCTTCCAGCCACTAAAAAACAATTCTGACATGGATGTCCAGTCACCACAGATAACAGGCGTCCCGCAGGCTTGCGCCTCAAGTTGCGGCACTCCAAAGCCTTCGCCCATGCTTACCAGACAGTGAACGTCAAAACAGTTATAGAGAGTCGCCATTGCTTCATCCGGGTAATTTCCGGCGGCATAGGAATATTGATCTGCAAAGATTACATCCTTATTGACTTGCAAGCCGATTGCTTTGCAATAGATCACAAGGTCAATAGCTTCACCGTTGGGCCGCGTGCCGTCAAGCGTGTGTAGATAAAGCAGGGTGTCAGGATGTTTGTCATGTAGCCTTTTAAAGGCGGCGATATTCTCGAAAAACGCCTTGCGCGGGGGATAGCCCTTATTCATGGCAACCTGTCCCACGATGAATTTATCGGCGGGCATGTGCGTAGTTTCACGAGCCTTGACTCTGTCCATCGGCCTGAATACTTTGGTATCCACGCCGTAAGGGACATAGTCGCACTCCAGGCCAGCTTTATCCATCTCACGCTTTGCGCGTTGTGTCCAGATTATTCTATGCCACGCTTGTTTCACCTTTTCGATAACAGGCGGCGGGCAAGGTTCGGAGTCAATCGGGAACCATGCCACCCATCTTTTGTTAAAGAGCATCGGGGGTTCCATTACCCAGGCGTCGAAGTTCGTTATAATAAAATCGGCTTTGAAGTTATCAGCATGGGCGCTCATTACATCCATTCCAAACGGATGTGAGACGCTCCCATAAACCATTATTCCGTTCCAGTCTATTGGGCTTCCCGCGTGACCGCAATAAGCTTGTATTGACATGGCGTGTCCGAGCGCCTTCAACCGAAGTGCAACAAGTTTCGTTTGCTGGCCGTATCCGGTAGGCGTCCAGGGCGAGTTGGACATTAGTGCAATTCGCATTAAATTTTCACTTTCTATAACTGCCCGGTATGGCGTGAACTACGTTGGCCGGGCAGTTATATAGATATTACTTACCCCAAACGTACTCGAGGGTTACGTTGGTCGCAGCCGGCAAAGCGCCTTGACCAGCAT